CTCTATGTTGACCCGATCCCGACGCCAACGAAACCCAGCACAGCAGCGGAGACATTCACATTTGACGGCTGGAGCTGGACGGACGGCGGGTCGGTCATCCCAGACTTGAGTGCGATCTCGATTACCGCCAATACGACCATCTACGCCCACTACGCAGCGTCCACGAGGACATACACCGTCCGCTTCTACAACGGAACGACGCTCCTCGAAACACAGACGGCAGAATATGGCGACAGCGTGGCTTATTCCGGTAACACACCGGTGAACCCAAGCGACGGAGACTACGCCACCTATTACCTGTTCAAAGGCTGGGACAAATCGACCGGCTACATCACCGGAGACCTCGATGTTTATGCACAATACGAATCCGCGACCGTTCCGTCCGGCAAAACGCTGGCGCAGATGAACGCAACCGAACTCCATGCACTGGTGGCGACCGAAATCCTGTCGCCGACAGGAGCAAACAACAACGTCGTATCCTCCGGCGACACCATCGACATTGTGGCTGGGCGTGATTTCGATTTCAGCAACGTAACAGCACATGAACTCGTGAGCCTTGACAGCCCCCAGACGTTCGACGGAACGAACTACCTGAAACCGCAGATCGACAGCAACGACATCCTTCTGTTTGACAGCGACAAATCCTTCACCCTCGTGGTAGATTTCGCATTCGACACCAGCAGCGCCGCAGGCGGCTGCCTTGCCGCTTGCTACCACAGTAACGGCTTCTTGTTGAGATACGCGACAGGAGGAAGCGTCAGATACGGATCGTCGTCCGCCCTGCAGGTTTCGAGCAACGGAGTGCGCCAGATCACCGTCATCAGGAAGAAAAAAGGAGACGCCACGCTCTATGTCTACGCATCCAACAAGAACGGCAACGCAATCTCCTACAGCGCCCTGACACAGACCACCGCGCCAGAACACACAGCACCGCTCGTATTCGGCGCACAGGTCGCCAACGACGGCTACGTGGACAATTACGGCAAGGGAACGGTCTACTGGGCAAAACTGTGGGACGGTGACCTTGGAGACGACGCCTGCCGCGAACTCGTATCGTGGCCGCGCCAGACATTCAAGATGCAGGCGGTCGGCAGCTCACAGTATGCGTTCCGAAACTTCACTCGTGCAGATAACCAAAGATACGTCAACTGCGCGTTCCTGCTTAAAGACCTGCTGGAGGAAACGCACGTCATGAACTCGGCGAACAGCAACGCAGGCGGATGGAAAGCGATGCCGTTCAGAACATGGCTGAACGCCCGCATCTTCAACGCCCTACCGACGACATGGCAGCAGCTCATCCTGACCGTTTACGTTCACTCGAACACCGGCTACCAGGCGACGGGTCTCGTGGATCCGCCCGCCGAGGACAAAATCTGGATACCGAGCGTCAAGGAGATCGGCTCGCAAACGACCACATCCCCCTACTCTTTGGAATCCGATGCGACGTTTACGGTTTTCACGAACGACACGAGCAGGATCAAGAAGCTGAACTTCGGGTCCGGCGCGGCGACGAACTGGTGGCTCCGTTCCCCGGGCACGGGCTTCACGTACATCTTCTGGTATGTCGACAGCTACGGCAATGCCATCAGCAACTACGGCGCGAACAACGCCTACGGGGTCGCGTTCGGCTTCTGCATTTAATCAGACATCAAGGGCAATCCGCCCCCTCGTGGGGCGGATACCCGAAAGCGCGGAAATCGTGAATGAAAGGAGGAACACCGATGTCCGTTCTCTTGAAAAACAGACACGAATCCGAGGCGCAATTCATCCACACGGCAAGAGACCTCGAAGCAAAGACGCGCCGACGATGTGTGAACGCGCCAAAGCGCTACACCTTTTACGGCTTGCAGGAACTCTGGGCAACAGCCCGCAGGATCCACAGCGACGTAAAACAAGCAAATTCTGTATTTCCAGCAAACCAGCATGAGGTGCAGATCAGGAGAGACTTCTTCATCCGCGCCCGCGCAGAACTGCAGGACTACATATCGCAGTTAGAGCTTTTACTCGAAGACGGAATCATGACACCGACCGCCGCAGAAGAACTCGCGGGGCTGGTAGATCAGGAAGACCGCCTCATAAAAGCGGTAATGAAATCGGACAGGACGCGATACGCGAAACTGCCGTAATAATAATGGTTATGCTCTGCCAACCATTGACCGGCGCAGCGACGAACTGGTGGCTCCGTTCCCCGAACACGGGCAACACGAACAACTTCTGGAATGTCAACAGCAACGGCAACGCCAACAACAACAACAACGCGAACAACGCCTACGGGGTCGCGTTCGGCTCCTCTCAAAGCAGACACAGTAACCGGAAACGGCGAAATCAGACTTGACAGGAGAGAAGGAGAGCATAACCATCCGAAAGGTAAATATTCGCCCTGATGCGTCCGGCTGGACGCTGCTTGCATGGCGCGGCTTGAAGGTGATGCCGCGTTTCATAGCCGGTGACGCTATGCCCCTATACGCAACCTTCCGACAGGGGTACGGGGTGACGGAGGATTTTATATGACAAGCGAACAGAGAAAAGAACAACGATACCAGAGGAGAATCAAGGCAAGGGCTGAAAAGAAAGCCCGAAGGCTTGAGACAGCCGATAATTTCAACGCCGTATTTTCATACGATAACCTCTACCGGTCGTACCGGTGCTGCAGGCGAGGCGTTTCATGGAAGGCGAGCGTCCAGCGGTACATATCCACCGCCCCGCTTTCGATTTTTCAGACCAGACAGCGCCTGCAGAACGGGACATACAGAAGCCCCGGCTTTTACGAATTCGACCTCTACGAGCGAGGCAAACACCGACACATCCGCAGCACCGTCATCGGAGAGCGAGTGGTGCAACGGTGCCTATGCGACAACGCGCTCGTTCCGGCGCTTACCCCGACCTTCGTCTACGACAACGGGGCGAGCATGAAGCACAAAGGCTACGACTTCTGTATGCGCCGCATGACCCAGCACCTGCACGAACACTACCGGAAGCACGGACAGGAAGGCTACATCCTGCTTTTTGACTTTTCAAAGTTTTTCGACAACGTCTCCCACGAGATCGTCAAGGGGATATTCGAGAAGACCTTCACGGACGAAAAGATAAAGCAGCTCGCCGGGCATTTCGTGGACGCTTTCGGAGACATCGGTCTCGGACTGGGAAGCCAGATCAGCCAAGTGCTGGCGCTGGCTTCGGCAAACCGGCTCGACCATTACGTGAAGGAAGTCCTGCGGATAAGAGGATACGGCAGATACATGGACGACGGCTACCTCATCCACCCAAGCAAGGAATACCTGCAGAAGTGCCGCGAGGGAATCGCGGAAATCTGCCAAATGCTGAAAATCACGCTCAACCAGAAGAAGACCCAGCTCGTGAAACTTTCGCACGGTTTTATATGGCTGAAAGCCCGGATATTCCTGACCAAGACCGGAAAGGTTATCCGAAAAATCTGCAAGAAAAGCATCACCCGGATGAGACGGAAGATGAAGCGCCTGAAAAAGCGCCTCGAAGAAGGAACGATAACCTTCAGGGACATCTGGAACGGCTGGCAGAGCTGGCGAGGCTACGCGCAGAAATTCAACGCATGGCACACGATCCAGAACGCAGGAGACCTATTCAATAAACTTTTTGTTTTCAAGGAGGAAGAATCGTATGCATTACATTAAAACGTTTGACGCAGAAGACAGGCTCACAGGGGCGGAGAAAATCGAAGTCCTTGTTTACGTCAGGTGGCAGAGCAACGGAATGCTCGTTCGATGCACCGAGGAAGAAGCACAGGGCATCATCGGAGAGGACAACGAGACCATCTACCTCATCAACGGGAATATGCCTCATGGGGAGAAAGAGCCATACGCCGAATTCATCACAAAAGAGGAGTATGACCAAATCAAAGGCGAAGACCCGGAAGATGAAGACCCTGAAATCCCCGACGACACCGACGAGGAGGAAGTGCTTACAAGGGCGGAACTGACGGAGAAGGTCAAGGAACTGGAAAACCGGAACGACTTTCTCGAAGAATGCCTGCTGGAAATGAGCGAGGTCGTCTATGCGGGCGAGTAAACTCATTTTCAGGATTTTATACGGAAAGGAGGGCGAAACGATGATGGCAATGTTATGGGCGCAAAAGATCATTCTCGGCAAAAAAACCTTCGCACAGGTGCCGAAGCTGCTCAAAGACCAGGTTCGAGAAATTCTCGAAGAAAGCGGTCTGGCAGAACTGGCGGCAGAGTAAAAGACGGAAAGGAGCGCAAGAGGCATGAACACACTCGAAATCATCGACCGCCTCTGCGCGGTCACGGAGGCACAGGCACAAATCATCCGAGAGCAGACCTTCTTCATTGAGAATTGCCTCGCTGTTGATGCCGAAGCAAAAAAAGACATTTGCAGACTTGCGGAAACCCGTTGACGCGGAGCTGGACGCCATAGAAATCCGGCTCCGTCCGATCCACAACACCGCCTGCGGAAAGGAGGAAGACCAATGTGGGGAACAATCGGCGCGGCTTTGATAAGCGCAGCAGCCGCAATCGTGGTTTGCATTATCAATTCCAATGCCAACCACAAGAAACTTCTATCCGAACTGGAGAAGCGGGACGAACTGCAAATGTACCGCATCGAGCAGCTGGAGAAAAAGGTGGATAAGCACAACAACCTCGTAGAGCGTACATACCACCTCGAAGAACAGGCGTCTCTTTGCGAAGAAAAAATCAAGGTCGCAAACCACCGCATCGAAGACCTTGAAAAACGGCAAAACTGACAAGGAGATGAAGAAATGGCCGCAAAGAAACGCGGCAAGCTGCGGCTCTGGCTACGCCGGAAGAAACGAGCCAGAGCCAAAGCGAAAGCCGCAAGGAAACCCCGACACATCGGAACGATGGACATCATTCTGATAATCGTCGGCGTCGCTCTGGTGGCTTTCACCATTGAGATGATCCTGCTTTTCAGGGAGACCGGCATGGTACCGGACACCCTTATAACCTGCGTATTCGCCGCCCTCGGCGGGGAGTGCGGAGTGATGGGCTGGATCAAGACCACCAAAGAGCGAAACAAAGAACGCAAGTGGGAGCAGGAAGACCGCGCCCACCAAGAACAGCGCGAGAGCGCCACGATGAATGAACAGGAGGCTCAAAATGGCACTCAAAGGAACGACTAACGAACAAAAAATCTGGAATTACCTCAAAGCGCAAGGGCTATCGGACTGCGGCGCTGCCGGTCTGATGGGCAACCTTTACGCCGAGAGCGGACTCCGCCCGAACAACCTGCAGAACAGCTACGAGAAGAAACTCGGCTACACCGACGAATCGTACACCGCCGCCGTGGACAGCGGGAAATATACGAACTTCGTCAAGGACAGCGCGGGCTACGGACTGGCACAATGGACATACTGGTCACGCAAGCAAAACCTGCAGGTTTTCGCAAAAGATGCACGAACGAGCATCGGAGACCTTGAGATGCAGCTCGGCTTTTTGATGAAGGAACTGAAGGAAGGATACAAGTCCCTCCTCTCCCTTTTGAAAACAGCCACCAGCGTCCTCACGGCTTCCAATGCCGTGCTGACGCAGTATGAGCGCCCCGCAGATCAGGGCGCGTCCGTGCAGGCAAAAAGAGCCAGCTACGGGCAGACATACTACGACAAATACGCAAAGAACACATCCACAGGAAAGGAGACAACCACCATGTCAACCAAAATCAGCACCGGCGCACAACTCGCCGAAAAAGCCATCGCCGTGGCGAAGAATTATAAAACCCTTTACGTTATGGGCTGCTTCGGCGCACCCATGACGGCGGCGAACAAAACCCGATACATCAACCACCACTCCTACAACGCCCAATCGAGCCGCAAGGCGATGATCAACGCGGCCAGCGCGGACACGTTCGGCTTCGACTGCGTCTGCCTCATCAAAGGGCTGCTCTGGGGCTGGAACGGAGACGCCCGCAAGACCTACGGCGGCGCAGGATACGCCGTCAACGGAGTGCCGGACATCGGCGCGGACAGCATGATCAAGGTCTGCAAGGACGTCTCCACAGACTTCTCGAAGATTGAAGTCGGCGAAGCCGTATGGATGGAAGGACACATCGGCATCTACGTCGGCGGCGGGCTTGCCGTCGAATGCTCGCCGAAGTGGGCGAACAAGGTGCAAATCACCGCCTGCAACAACACCAGAAGCGGCTACAACACCCGCAACTGGACGAAGCACGGCAGACTGCCCTATGTTTCCTACACCGGCAAGACCGAGAACGTAAAGACCGCAGGAACGTCCACGAACACCGGCAGCGGATCCACGACACCCTCCACCGGCACCAAGAAGACCGTGGACGAACTCGCCAAAGAAGTCCTCGCGGGCAAATGGGGCAACGGCAACGACCGCAAGCAGCGCCTCACCGCAGCAGGCTACGATTACAACGCAGTCCAGAAACGCGTGAACGAACTGTGCGCGGTCCCCGCCAGCAAACCGTGGACGCCGAAGGTCGGCGACATCGTCAACTACACCGGCAAAGTCCACTACGGAAGCGCCAACGCCACCAGCGGACCCGCCTGCAAACCCGGCAAGGCGAAGATTACCGCCATCTACCAGCTCGGCAAGAGCAAGCACCCGTACCACCTCGTGAGAGTGAGCGGAAGCGGCTCCACCGTTTACGGCTGGGTAGACGCCGGAACTTTCACGAAGGGGTGAGCAGACCGTGCTGTGGGGACAAATCATAATCGCATTACTCGGAATCGGAGCCGTCGTCGTCTGGCTGATCGCATTAGTGGACGACAACAAAGAACGGTGCGATCCAGAGGACTGCGACACCTGCCCCTATTCAGGAACAGGCTGCAAGACCGACCCAAAAACAAATCAAATAAAGGAGAACACACACCATGAAGGAAGCACTTCTCACATTACTGCAGGCGATCATCGCCGCAGCGGTACCCGTAATAACCGCGTTCCTTTGCAACTACCTGAACGCGAAGAAGGAAGAAGCAAAGGCGAAAACCACGAACGAAACCGCAAAGGCGCTCATTGACGGCGCGCTCGACGCCGTGGTGAAAGCGGTAGCTGTAACCAACCAGACCTACGTGGACACGCTGAAGAAAAGCGGAACATTCTCACCCGAAAACCAGCGCGAAGCGTTCCAGCGTTCCTACGACACCGCAAAGCAACTCCTCACGAAAGAAGCCGCCGACTATATCGAACTTGCATACGGCAGCCTGCAGGAGTGGCTCACCGCCCAGATTGAGGCGCAGGTCAAAGCCTCAAAAAATTTTTTGACTTGAAACTCTCGAAAAATGAGAAAAAAGTCTTGACAGATTTTTAACCCCGTGGTATGATGGCGGAGGGGAGGGGGTCTAAGGGGGAGTAACGCCCTGCTCCTTTCCGCCAGCAAAATAGTGTACTATCGCCAGATTTACGCACAAATCTTTGTGTGGTATTTCTGGCGATTTTCTATTGACAATAAACCGACGGCGGTTTATAATGTTCTCGTAAACCGAGAGAGGAAAGCCGAGGATAAAACAGGAAAGCGGCAGCAGAGACCGGCAGGAAGCAGCCAACAGGCTGGGGATTGCGGCGAGGCACGGACGGCGAGAACGAACGGCAACCTCGGCAGACTTCCCTCGGAAAAACGAAACAGGAGGACAAAAGAATGAAAAAAGGGCTTTCGGCGATCAGCCAAAAGACAACAGACCTCTGGAACGCAGTAAACAAAAAATACGGCGACCACACCTACACCCTCGCGGTCAACGGACTGAATGAGGTTATCCTTTGCAAAGGATACACCGAGGAAATCGCCAAAGGAAACAAAAACGCACAGAAGACGCTCCGCGACCTTCTGAAAGCATAAGGAGGAAGAAACCATGAAAAAGTACACGGCTACATTTTGGAGAAGCAACCCGCAACTCGCCAACGGAGGCTATGAGACCACCAGAACGGTCGAGGCAAAGACAAAAGCCTCCGCCGAGAAGAAGGCGCAGGTAATCGCGGACGAATGCAAATACGGCGGAATGACCCTGCTCCGCATAGAGGAGGAATGAATAATGAAACACGAAGCACTCGAATACCTGAAGGAACTGCTGGAAAGAAAATACGGCGACCTCGAAGACGACACTGGCTGCTACGCCAGGAACGAATTCGGAGAGCCGGAATGGTTATCGGTAAAACAGATAGTCCGCCTGATCGACAGAGCAGACGAAGAATGCTAAAGGAGGATACAGAGATGAAAACAACCTACGGAGTAATGGAACGGAAGACCGGGGTGATCCTCGTCGAAGGATCCAAAGAATACTGCGAAAAGTGGGTAAAGGAAAACTGCCACCACAACGAAAAATACGACATCTGGAAGGATGCAGACCACGAGGAGGTTATAATCGTAGTCCAATGAGCCGAAACCGGCGCGAGCCGGTCGCTTGGAACTGCCCTACCCAGCCTGAAGATGGCAGGGCGAAAGGAGGAAACAAAATGAGAGTCCCAGAAGGATGCAACGGATGTAGATTTTTTGACTACCCACACTGCAAAAAGTGGGAAAAAGAAGGGAAATGCGACATTTCCTCATTAGAGTGGTTTCGCGAGCCGTTCGACTTTGTGGAAATTAACCGAGTATGCTGCGAAGGTAGTATCTTCGGGAATTACCACATCGGAATCACAGACAGCGACATAGAGCGCTTAAAGAACGGCGAAGTCATTCACGTGGCAGATGAATACGGTATTTTTATAGCCTTCGTCCACAAAGAAGAAAATAAGGAGGAAAACGCATGAGACACATAGCCAACGTATCAGGCGGAAAGGACAGCCTCGCGCAAATCCTTTTTATATTGGAGAACGACGTCACCTGCGACGAGGTGGTCTTTTACGACACGGGGATGGAATTCAAGGCGATTTATAACATTTTCGAGAAGCTGAAGCCGATCCTGCAGGAGCGCGGGATAGGCTTCACCAAACTGCAACCAGCAAACCCGTTCCTTTACGATATGCTGGAACGACCGGTAGAGAGCAAGCAAAAGGGCAAGCATAACGGCTACGGCTGGTGCGGCGGCGTTTGCCGATGGGGAACGACATGGAAGACGCAGGCACTCGACCGATACGCTGAAGGCGCAATCCAATACATAGGGATAGCCTCTGATGAACAGCACCGCCGCCGAGAACTCACTGGAAACAAGAGGTCGCTCCTTATCGAAAACGACATGACCGAAGCAGATGCCCTCGCATACTGCCGACAGCGTGGCTGGGATTGGAACGAGGAAACGCAAGCGACCGAGAGCGGATACATAGACCTATACGACATCCTCGACCGCGTCTCCTGCTGGTGCTGCGCCAACAAAAACCAGCGCGAACTGCGGAACATTTACCGCTACCTTCCGCAATACTGGGAACAACTCAAAGAAATTCAAAGCCAGATCGACCGCCCGATGAAAAAATGGAAAAACCGAAAATACGGAGCATACGGGAACGTTCTCGACATGGAGAGAGTATTCAAGGAAACGGAGGGATGAAATGGGACCGAAAAACTGGACAAAGGAGGAACTGGACTACCTCGACAACAGATGGGGCGAGGTTTCGATACCGGCAATAGCAAAGCACCTGAACAGAAGCGTGAACGCCGTCAAACTCAAAGCGGGACGCCGAGGGCTGGGACGGCACATTCACAGCGGAACGCGAATCACCCTCCTGCAGTTTTGCGACGCCATCGGCAAGCGAAACAGCTACGGATGGATAAAAGACCGCTGGGTGCGCCTCGGACTTCCGATCCACTACCAGAAAAGCATTGATAAGCGCTACGCCATGATAGACATCGACGAATTCTGGGAATGGGCGGAGCAGCACAAAGACCTGATCGACTTTGACGCCTTCAGCGAGGGAACGTTCGGCGTCGAGCCGGAATGGGTGCAGGAAGCCAGACGCGCCTCATATCTTGCCAAGATGAAGAAAACACCGTGGACGAAAGCCGAAGACCAAGCCCTCGAATTTTATCTCAAGCAATATAAGTACACCTACAACGACCTATGCTGCCTGATGAATCGCACCGAAGGAGCAATCAAGAGGCGGATCATGACGCTCGGTCTGGTTTACCGCCCCATTC